TCGATCTGTGGAGGTAGCCGATGCTGGAGGCAAACGGTCCCACGAATTCCCCGATCAACTACTCGGGCCTCAATGTCGGCACCTCGCAGTTCAACCTGCCGATCCCGATCTTCTGGGGCAGGCGCCGTCTCTCCACCAACGCGGTCTGGTTCAACAACTTCACCGCCAAGCCGGCGAGCGGGAAGGGCAAGGGGCTCGGCGGCAAGTCCAATCAGCAGGACACCTACTATGCCGACGTGATCCTCGGACTCTGCGAGGGCGTGCTCGACGAGATCACCAACATCTGGGCCAACGGGTCCACCACCTCGGTCTCGACGCTCTCGAAACTGGGGATGATCCCCTACTACGGCACGGCGACCCAGGCGCCCTGGAGCCTGGTCGTCACCCAGTATCCGAACCAGGCGATGGCCTACGCCGGACTGGCCTACCTGGCGGCGCCGGGGCTTTCGCTGGGCGAAAGCGCGACGATCCCGGACAACGGCTTCGAGTGCCTTCGCTATGCGGTCTTTGTCGACGCCGGTTCGTTCGTGCTCATCAACCCCACCGGCGGCTGGATCAACCCCAACACCCACGAGGAGTCGCCGAGCGCCGACTGCTTGCTGTCGGACATCATCACCGATTTCCTGACCAATGTTCAGTACGGCATGGGCTTCAGCGCCGGAGACATCGGCTCGATCAGCCAGTACGCCGCCTATCAGCGTGCGCAGGGCCTCTTCTTCTCGCCGCTGCTGGTCAACCAGGAGAAGGCGGCCGACATCATCGACCGTTGGGCGCAGCTCTCGAATTCGTGGATCTACTGGTCGGGGACCGAGATCCAGTTCGTGCCCCTGGGTGACAGCGAGGTCACCGGCAATGGCGTCACCTACACGCCCGTCCAGGATGTCGCCTATAACCTGACCCTCGCTGACTTTATCGCACCGGACGGCAAGGACGACGGCCCGGTCAAGGTCACCCGCATCGACCCGGCCGACGCGCACAACCGCACCGTCCTCGACATCACCGACCGGACGCTGGGCTATATCGACAACCCGTTCGAGTGGAAGTGCGATGCGCTCGTCGACCAGTTCGGGCTGCGCGATGACTCGACGACGCAGGCGGACGAGATCTGCGACCCCGGCGTCGCCCGGATCGCGGTGCAGCTGCTGGGCAAGCGCAACGCCTACATCCGCAATAGCTACGCCTTCAAAACCAGCTACCGCTTCATCCTCTGCCTCCCCGGCACGATCCTGACCCTGACAGAGCCGAACATCGGCCTGAACGCGGTTCGGGTGCGGGTGAAGACGATCGCCGAGGACGAAAAGGACCAGCTCAGCTTCGTCTGCGAGGAATTTCCGGGCGCGGTGGGGACCTACTATCCGCCGGTCGCGTCAGCCGCGGTGAACACCGCGACCACGCCCGTGATCAACATCGAACCCGGCGCCGTCAACACCCCGGCCGTGGTCGAACCGAGCTCGACCTACACCGGCGGGACGCCAAAGATCATCATTGCCGCGTCAGGCGGCGAGTTCTGGGGTGGTTGCACCGTCAACATCAGCTTCGACGGGACCAGCTACAGCCAGATCGGCACGATCAACGGGCCGGCGAAGCAGGGACTGCTCACGGCGGCGCTGGGCGCGTTTGCGGGGACGAACCCGGACACGACCGACACCCTGGCCGTCGACTGCACCGAGAGCCTGACCATCCCGGCCCCGGTGACCGACGCCGACGCCACCGCGCTGCGCACCCTCTCGCTCGTCGCGGCGCAGCCGACGCTCGTCAGCGGCGCCTACGTGCTGCCCAGCAATGGCGAGCTGCTGGCGTTCGGCGCCGTCACCGCGACTGCGACCTACGCCGCGAACCTGACCTACCTCGAACGCGGCGCCTACGGCACGGCCGCCGGCGCGCACAACATCGGTGACCAGTTCACCCTGCTCGATGCCAGCGGCACGGACGGGACCTCGGTCGCCTACGCCCTGCCGAGCCAGTACATCGGCCAGACCCTCTATCTGAAGCTCTGCTCCTTCAACGTCTTCGGCCAGGCGCAGCAGGACATCTCGACCGTGCTGGAATACCAGTACACGCCCACCGGCGCCGGCTTCGGCACGGCTACGGCGGGCGTCCCAGCCGAGCCGACCGGCCTGACCGCCACGCCAGGTCCCGCCCAGGTCGGTCTCGCGTGGAACGCCAACGCCGCCACCGACAACGTCACCTCCTACAGCCTCTACCGCGCGGCGGGCACGAGCGCCGCGTACGGCTCGGCCGCCCTGATCTGGAAAGGCCTGGCGCTCGCCTACACCGACAGCGCGGTCAATTCGAGCACCGGCTACACCTACTTCCTGGTGGCCAATAACGCGGTGGGCTCATCGACCAACTCCGCCGGCGTCAGCGCGACCACGACAAGCTCGGCCGGCTCGGTGACTACCCGGGTCTCGACGGCGGCCTCGACCTACACGATCGCCGCGCCGACGGCCCTGACCGAGTATTTCGACTTCACCTACACCGGCGCGAGCGCCCTGCAGATCAACCTGCCGGCCTCGCCCGTGGTCGGCCAGGTGATCTTCCTCACCGACGAGGGCGGAAACGCCGGGACCTACCCGTTCACGATCAAGAACGGATCGACGACCGTCGGCATGATCACCGTCAACGGCGGCTGGCTGCCGCTGCGCTGGAACGGCGCGAACTGGCTGCAGGGGGTCTGATGCGCAAACTCGTTCTCGCCCTGCTGCTCGGCGCCTGCGCCGGAACAGCGTTCGCCGGCCAGGTCCCAGCGCCGATCAACGCGCCGGCCAGCGTCGCCGCTGGGGATTTGCTCGCCGCCAGCGGGACCAACCCGCAGCAGGCGGCCGACAGCGGCCTTGCGCCGTCCGCCGTGGTGACGCTCACCGGCGCGCAGACGCTGACAAACAAGACGCTTGCGAGCCCCATTCTGGTCACGCCGAACCTTGGCACGCCATCCGCGATCAACCTGGCCAACGCGACCAACCTGTCGCTGAGCGCGCTGGCGACCGAGACCGCGAACCTGGTCCTTGCCGGCCCATCGTCAGGTGCTTCAGCCACGCCGACGTTCCGCTCGCTCGTCGTGGCCGACATCCCGTCGCTGTCCAGCCTCTACGATCTCACCGGCGCGGCCGCCACCGCGCAGAGCAACGCCGAAGCCTATGCCGCCAACGCCTCGAACCTCGCGAGCGGCACGGTTCCGGCCGCGCGGCTCCCGGCGCCGGTCGCGACGGCGCTGGGCGGCGTCAAAAGCATCGCCTGCCCGACCTACCAGGTGCTGACCTCGATCTCGACAGCCGGCGCGCCCGGCTGCGCCAACCCAGGCCCCGGCGGCCGATCCTACAGCAGCGTCGCCAACCCCGTCGCGCCCGCCAGCACCTCCTCCTTCGCCATGCAGGGCCTGGCCGGCTCGATCACGCCCGAGATCACCGGCGTCGTCGAGATCACCGTCACCGGCTACATCATCGACAACGGCTCGGGCGCCGTCGGGACCGGGATCGAGGGGCTCATCTACTATGGGACCGGCTCGGCGCCCGCGAACGGCGCCGCCGCGTCCGGGAGCCTCTGCGGCAACACGTCGGTGCTCTATGAACTCGCGGCCGCCTCGTCGGCCGCCAATGTCGCCCAGCCGTTCCCGCTCGTCTGCCAGGCCACCCTGTCGGCTGGAACAACCTATTGGATCGACATCGTGGCCAAGAGCCTCGGGAGCGCGAGCGCGATGGCGTTCTCGAACGTGGCGATCAGCGCCAAAGAACTCCGCTAGGAGGCCGACCCCATGATCCTGATGATCGCACCCGGCCCAGCCATGGTCTTCGGCGGCCTGCCCTCGGGCACAGCCTACGTCTCCGATCAGAACGCCCTGATCAGGATCGCCAACGATGCCGCCGCCGATCAGACCGCCTTGCAGGACGCGGGCTGCTTCACCGCCTCGCCCTTCGGCGGCTGGGGCAACTTCGGCTTCGCCACCCTGGCCGACCTCTACGCCGCCGACGCCGGCTCGATCCTGCCAAACATCACCGGCTTCCCGCCATATACGGTCGTCACGATCTTCACCGATCCGACCTCCGGCTACGACGGGACCTGGACCAAGACCGGCGCCGGGACCGGCTCCGGCAATTGGACCCAGGTCTCGACCTCGACCCTGGCCTCGATCTCCGCCGAGGTCGCCGCCTCGATCCCGTGGAACGGCGCCACCTGGGCCCAGGTCGCCCAGGTCAAGATCGCGCTCCAGAACGCCGGCGAGTTCGACACCGTCGAAGCCGCCGTCACCGCCGACACGACCCAACCGGTGAACGCGTGGTGGACCACGGGCGGCATCGTCAAGGTCGGCGGCACGCTCGGCGCCTTCATCGCCTCGACGCTCGGCTACTCGGGCGCCCAGATGAACACGCTCTGGGCGGCCGCCGCGACTGTGGCCTACTAGGAGAGCTATCCATGCCATCGAAGCTCCTGGCGACCGCCTCTGCGGCGGCGCTCCTGCTCGCCTGCGCGCCCGCGCTGGCCGACACGCCGACCGTCGCCGTCGTCGGCGTCAACACCGGCGCCCAACCGCAAAACGTCGACATCCGCGACGGCAGCGGCGACTGGGTGACGGTCGGCCTGCTGAACTCGACCACGCACACCTTCAACCTGCCGGTCACCAATCTGAACGGTGGCGCGGGCGCCTCCTCGACCACCTTCTGGCGCGGCGATGGCGCCTGGGCCACGCCCTCTCAGCCGGTGGGGGGCTCGTCGGGCAACCTCCAGTACAACAACGGAAGCAGCCTCGGCGGCGCGACGGACTGGAGCTACGTTTCGCCTGGGACGCTCCAGGCCACGACAGCGGCGGGCACAACAGGCGTTTATTTCTACGCCAGCGACGGCCAGATCGGGCCGGTCGACTCGGCCCATACCGGCCTCTGCTACAGCGGCAGCACGACTGTGCTCGG